CAAGATCACTGGTGTTATTGGACAGAACAATGTGACCCTTCTATGTCTAAATCAGCTGCGCACTGCTATCGGTGTTATGCACGGCGATCCTGATGTCACGCCTGGAGGAAAGTCAATTCCTTATCATGCATCAATTCGATTGAAGCTAACGTCTGGAACACAAGTAAAAGACAAGGCTGGTAACGTTATTGGAATTCACGTTATTGCCACGATTAAGAAGAACAAGGTCGCTCCTCCGTTCCGTAAGTGCGAATTTGACATCATCTTTGGTAAGGGAATTGTCGAGGATGAATACCTTTTCGACCAGGTTCGTTCTTATTGCAAGGACGTTGGATTTATCAAACGAAAAGGTAAGACAATCAATATTTCTGGAGAAGGTGCATGGAAAGAGCTCAGTGTCGTTGATGATAAGACAGGTGAGGTCGTTGTAGAGAAGAAATTCTATAAGTCTGAGTTTGGTGAACTTCTACGAGATGCCAAACATGGTCCATGGTTGATGGAAGCAGTTGATTGTGCATTGACGTTAGTTACTGGCCCCGCTGCGGATTCGAATGAAGTAGATGACAACGTTACTGATGATGGAGGATCAGATGACTGAGCGGCCAACAAATCCAATTTGGATCAAAGTAATCACTGATGATGATTCTTTGATTCCTGCGTACCAAACATCAGGTTCTGCAGGGTGTGATCTCATGTCAACAGACAACGTCGTAATTCCTTCTGGATCTCGATTGGTTGTTGGTACGGGATTGAAGATGGAAATTCCATCTGGATTTGCAGCACAGGTTTGTTCCAGATCTGGACTTGCAGCAAAGAGTGGAATTCAGGTATTAAATGCTCCCGGGCTCGTTGATAATGATTACCGCGGGGAGGTAAAGGTGATCCTGTATAACTCAGGCCGGGAAGATTTTATTGTTAAAAAAGGTGATAGGATTGCACAGCTATTATTTTTCCCGATTTTTCAAGCGATCTTCCAGAAGGCAAAAACAGTATCAGAGACGGATCGAGGCGAAGGTGGATTTGGAAGTACAGGTGTCTAGTAACTGTATAGTTAGAACTCGAGGTTTTCATGAAAATAAGTGAAGCACTTGGATTTTTGCTGTTCATATCTGGCTACATGCTTGGAAGAATAGATTCTATTTTAAAGATTTTTGCTCAAAAATCTAAGCTTGACGATTGCAGCAAAATGAAACTTTCAAATAGAATTTTTTCTGCCAAGAAGACATCTTCTGAAGATTTGTCTAATCAGACAGACGTTAAAGAAGTTGCAAAAGAAGTATCTAAATTAAGCAATCCAAAAAGAAAAAATCAGAAGTCTTGACAAATGACTTCTTGTAAATTTGAATTCTTTAACAAAGAATAGAAATATGAGACCTGTTCTCTTAATTGACGGTATGAATTTATTCGTCAGATCATGGGCAGCATTTCCACAGATGTCGACCAATGGTCATCAAGTGGGGGGATGTATAGGATTTTTAAAGACGCTGCAGAAGCTCGTCAGAGAAATTTCACCTATTGCAGTTTATATTGCTTGGGAGGGCGGGGGATCGCAGCGTCGCAGGAATTTATATCCAGAATATAAGAAGAATAGACGTCCTGAAAAATTAAATAGATTTTACGGCGATGACATTCCTGACACAGAAAAGAACAAGCAAGATCAGCTTGTTTCTCTTCTTAGAATGCTTAAGTCTATACCTGTTTGTCAGACTTACGTTTCTAACTGTGAAGGCGATGATATCATTGCATTTCTTTGCAAAGGACCATTTAGAAACGCTGAAAAGATTATTGTGTCTTCTGACAAAGATATGCTTCAGCTGCTCGACGAAAAGACAAAAGTTTATTCTACTCACAAGAAGTGTTTTGTCACCAGCGAAGATGTCTTAAAAGAGTATAAGATTCACGCAAATAATTTTGCAATTGCAAAAGCTTTGTGCGGTGATACTTCAGACAATATTCCGGGCGTAAAAGGTTTAGGTTTTAAAACTGTATCTTCTAAGTTTCCATTTCTCTGCAAAGAAGAATCTGCGCTGTTACAAGATGTTTTAAACTACGCTGCCAGTCACTCGTCAGAGAGCGTCATCTATAAAAGAGTTCACGATGAATCTTCAATTGTTCGAAGAAATTGGAATCTTGTACATCTTGATGGAAGCATGCTTTCAGGAGATCAGATCTCAAAGATTCAAAATGTTATCGATACATTTGAGCCCAAGTCGAATAGGATTGAGCTGATCAGGTCCCTTATCAAAGAAGGAATTAACGATTTTGACACCGGCCGTTTCTTTTACGATTTATCCTGCATTCAAAGTTTTAAAGAGAAAATTAAGGACGCATCATGACTGATAGTGAAAATGTAGTCAGAACTAGCGGAGCATCTTTCGGACAGTTTGGAAAGACTTTTCAAGAAAAGCTTGTTCAAGCTTTGCTCACAGACACAAAATGGGCAGAGCAAATGACTGAAGTTGTCGATATCGCATACTTCGAGATTAATTACTTGAAATTTCTTGCTGATAGATACTTCGCTTATTCTAAGAAATACAAGGTGTTTCCTACACTTAATCTGCTCGTCACAATCATTAGAGACGATCTCAAGACTGGTACAGATACGATTTTAAGAGATCAAATTGTAGAATATCTTCATAGAATCAAGACTAATCCCGACATCGGTGACCTTCAATTTGTGAAGGATAAGTCACTTGATTTCTGCCGAAAACAAGCGCTCAAGGCAGCTCTTGAGAATGCTGTTGATCAAATGCAGGCCAATAAGTACGAAGCAATCGTCGAATCAATTAAAAAAGCAGTCCAGATTGGAACGGCGCCATCTGTCGGCCACGACTTTTTCAACGAGATGGATGCACGGTTTACCCGTCTAAAGCGAGACACGATTCCAACTGGTATTCCTGAATTGGATAAGAAAGAATTACTCAACGGTGGTTCTGGTAAGGGAGAGCTGCTATGTGTCGTCGGTGGTTCTGGTTCAGGTAAGTCTCACTTCTTAACCATGATCGGTGCTAATGCACTATGAAACGGTAGAAATGTTCTTCACTATACCTTTGAGTTGTCTGAAACGGCTGTAGGTATCCGTTATGATTCTAATCTTTGCGACATGGATTCTAATGAAGTCATGGATCGTAAAGATGAGGTGAAAAAGTTCTATGATGACAATAAGCACCTCGGCAGACTTTTCATTAAAGAATATCCCACGAATACGGCATCCATCTTCACTATACGATCTCACGTAGAACGATTGGATCTCAAAGGATTCAAACCAGACATTATCATCATCGATTATGCAGACATTATGAGATCGACTCGACAGTTTGATTCTCTGCGTCATGAATTAAAGCTCGTATATGAAGAGCTTAGAGGATTTGCGATGGAATATAGCATCCCTGTCTGGACTGCATCACAATCTAACAAAGAGGGAGCAAACGCAGAAATCATTGACATGACGAACATGTCAGAAGCATATGGTAAGGCAATGATCTGCGACTTCATCATCTCTGTATCTAGAAGGTCGCACGAAAAGGCATCCGGTTGGGGACGTCTATACGTCGCAAAGAATCGAGCAGGCAGAGATGGTCTCGTATTTCCAGCTAAGATCAATACAGCAAGAAGTCAATTCGAGATTGTCGGAACTGCAGACACACCAGACGTTATTACAGCTTCTGACGAAGAAATGCAAAAGAAAGCGCTGAAAGCAAAATGGGATGAATTAAAAAAAGAATTCCCTGGAAAGAAAGCCGAAGCTAATCCTTCTTCGCAGAACATTGTATAATTAGAAACTCAACTGAAAGTTAATTTTATGTCTTACACGCGCGAACAAGCATACCAAGCATCACTAAAGTATTTTAGCGGCGATGAATTAGCTGCATCAGTTTTCGTCGACAAGTACGCTCTTAGGACTCCAAAGGGAGATCTACTTGAGTTGACTCCTTCAGACATGCATCGTCGATTGGCTCGTGAATTCGCTAGAGTCGAGGCAAAATATCCAAATCCAATGACAGAGAAGGAGATCTTCTGTCTTCTTGCGGATGTCGATCACATCGATGCTTCTCAACGTGAAAAGATGTCGCTCGAACAACTCGCAGCAGAATCTCGTGGTCTTGGTGCAGTGGTACCTCAAGGATCACCAATGTCTGCAATTGGAAATGAATTTCAGTATCAATCGCTTTCAAACTGCTTCGTCGTCCAATCTCCCTACGATTCCTATGCAGGTATTCTAAAGGCTGACCAGGAACAAGCTCAGATCATGAAGCGCCGTGGTGGGGTTGGATTCGATATCTCTACAATCCGTCCTAAGGGTATTGTCACGGCCAACGCAGCTCGTACCACAGATGGTATTGGTGTCTTCATGGAGAGATTCTCCAATACCTGCAGAGAGGTGGCCCAAGGAGGTCGTCGCGGGGCTTTGATGTTGACAATCGATGTTCACCACCCAGAAATTCGCACATTCATCAACATCAAACGTGACCTCAAGAA